GGTGGACGTCCAATACGAACGTTGATTATACCATTATAAAAGTTATCTTTTAGCAAAACCTCTTGTTCGATTTGTCGTTTGATTTCTTTATACCCCAATTCCCATTTTGATCCACCCCAATCAACTATGGTAAAGGTAAAATTTTCTTTTCCAAACTTTGCTATGTCGTCGTTTAGCTCCTTTGACGAACCAGTATATGTCTTCCAATCCGATTCTTTTGAATCTATTCTATTTCTTTTTTTACCTTTCAGAGGCTTTCTCTTGACTCTAGAAACGCATTGCTTTTTTCCAATATACACTTTATTTAAAGGAACACAGCAAATTTCGTAGATAAACCCAAATTGGTTTGGTCTATAAGTTATGTTATCAGCTAACTTCCAATGTCCTAATTCCATTATAGAGAGTAATTAACTGGTTTTTTATTTTTGCTTTTTTTATTTTTTTTATTTTGCTTAGAATCGCACATATCCGAATCTCCACTTTCGGAAGTAGATTGACTCAACTCCTGACTCCCTGTAGAAAGTGTGACAATAGATGGTCGACTTGCAAAGGAAGTGTTGGAAGATGGTACAAACACGCTCGAACTAGTTCCAGTATCTGCAACTCCATACAAACCCGTGTTAGTGTTTATACTGCCTAAAGAAAAGTTGTCATCTGATCTTTGTCTTTGAAACGACTCCGACAACACATCTTCAACTATTTGTTTGAAATTCATTTTTTCTTTTTTGTCTTTTTAAATTTTGTCATGCCGTATCTAGTTAAAACGGATTTACCGTAAATGCTTTTCGGAACTCTTGCATCATTAGGAGCATAAGTGTCGCCACTAAAAGCTGAAGATGTTGAAGAAACGCCTGAGCCAAACACTGAAGACTCTCCTCCAGAAACAAGGTCTTCGTTTAAAAGCGTTTCAACCAACTTGTGAAATTTCATATCTATATTTATTGTTGATTAACATAAAAATTAGATTAAGTTTCGAGCGTCGCTGTTAGCTCCAGCCAAAGCGTTATAGCAGGTCTCAGTAGTGAGATAAACAACAGGATCAGCGACTAATAAATTAAAAACATTTCTCGATGCGCACTTTATGTGTGACCGCTGCTTGGCATTTGCCAGGACCATCTAAGCCAGCCCTTACAGAGCAACCGAGGGGGCATATTAGTTAACTTAACTATTTGAAGCTTATTAACCCGACCGAAAACTCGCTTTACACGGAAACGAAAATTCTTCCCTACAGGTCCCTCCTCAACAACAAGGGGGGACCTCCCTCCCTTCAATCTGCTTTGCCGGAAATCGAAATTTCCTTTTAATAATAATTAAACTTTACAAGTTTATATAATATTTCTTGTTGAATTTTTTCTTTATAGCGAGAAAATGTTTTTATGAGTACAGACAACAAACAGAGCATTGACAACGAACACGAAGAAATTACATATCTTTTTAGAAAATTAGAAGGGTTTGTTGATTCATTAACAACTGAAAATTTTCTCTTAAGAGAAGAAATAAAAAGCTTAGAAGAAAAGATTGATAATAATTTAATTTCTACCTCCAAATGACAGATGAATCAAATGTGTTGAATTTGTTTAAAGAGTATCATCAAAAAATTGAAGATTTTTTAAAATTTGATGAACTCAATTTAAAAGATTCTCAAATGACCCTTGCTTCAGTTCGGCATTATTGGGTCGGTAGACTTATGTTTCACAAGCAACAAATTGCTCTTTTAAAAAAAGCAAAAAACAAAGCCTCGAGAGTCATTAAACAAAAATTAGAAGGAGATTCCCCAACCTCTCTTTCTCCTAAAACCATAACCGAATCAATTTCATCTCACGATACAATTCAAAAAATAGATGAAGAAATTGCTAATCATGAATTGCTAGTAGAGTACCTTACTAAGGTTGAATCTAATCTGAGAGATGCTCAATATGGAATGAACAATTTAGTTAAAATAATTGCGTTAGAAACAACATAGTGACATGGATGTGATATTCGAATTTAATACAATTGAGAGAAAACCTCAAATTATTTCAAATTATTTTGGAGTGATTAAAGAGCATTTTTCAGTTGAGGATAAAGCACTTGTCTTTTTGAGAAAAAGAATTGGAAGAAACATTCCTGTTAGAAAATATGCAATTACAAATAAAGGGTTTTTCGAGCCTTGTTTTTTAGAAGTTATACAGGAAACAATAAAAGAGCAGTTTCCAAGCTTGAATATAACTATCACAAACGAATTAAAGGAAATATGCAAAGTCAATAGGCTTGCTTCAAAATCAATTTCTCTTAATATACAACCAAGAGATTATCAAGATGAGTCTGTGCAACAAGCTTTAAGTAAAGGAAGAGGACTTATTGTTTTGCCAACATCTGCTGGCAAGACATTAGTAATAGCTTTAATTTCAGGATCTTTTTTGAATGAGCAACCAGACAAGCGTGTTTTGGTGTTAGTTCCAGACATTCAATTGGTTCAACAAACGTATGGAGATTTTATTAGTTATGGAATTTCTGAAAGCATGGTTTCAAAGTGGACTGGAAACCATGAATTACAAAACACTTCAATTGTAATAGCCAATAGCCAAATTCTTCTTTCAAAAAAACAAGACAAAACCATTCTTAACGAATTTGATGTTTTGATTGTTGATGAGTGTCACAAAATGTCCAGTGCTGAAAAAATTTCAAAACTAGTCAAACATTCAAAATGCAGACATAAGCTAGGATTTACTGGATCTTTGCCAGAAAATAAGTTTGATGTATGGTCGTTAAACAGAATTTTTGGCTCGATTATTTACCATAAAAAATCAGTAGAGCTTAGAAACGACAAGTATATCTCAAATGTGAGAGTAGTAGGAATAGAACTTAACTATAAAGACTCACCAACGTTTACCAAACCATCTATTTCAGATCCAACTGCAGGATATGAGGAAGAAATAACGTGGTTACAGACAAATAATTTTCGCAATTCAACAATAAAAAAAATTACAGAAAAGCTTACAACAAACACTCTCGTCTTGGTTGACAGGATTGCTCATGGAGAATTTTTGCTCGATTATCTATCTAATAATACAAACAAACAAATTTATTTTGTGCAAGGATCAGTTGAAGTAGAAGAAAGAGAAAAAATACGGGAATTGATGGAAAATACACAAGGAGTTATCTGCATCGCTATATCCAAAATTTTTTCTACCGGAATCTCAATTAAAAACCTACACAATGTTATTTTTGGACTAATAGGAAAAGCTCGAATAAAAATCATTCAATCTATTGGAAGAAGTCTTCGACTGCACCACACCAAGGAAATAGCAACCATATTTGACATTGCTGATGTCTCTCTTCCTTATGGTTTAAGACATTATGACGAAAGAAAACGTTTATACTACAATGAAAAAATACCAATTATATCAAACCAAGTTTTCGAAAAATAATTGGATTATGTTGATTTATATTAAAAATAACCTATTTTAATTAAAAATTTTTATGACAGAAAAACCTGCAACACAAAAGCGTGTTCGAAGAACAAAAGAAGAACTTAAAGATGTTTATATAGATCCAGTTGTTATGGAACAATATATTCAAGAATTTTACAACACCAATATTCTTTCTGAAAAATTAGCAGAAATGATTCAACTGATTGCTGTCAGGTTGGGTTTGGCTAGAAATTTTTATTCATACAGCTTTAAGGTGGAAATGCAAGGAGATGCAATAGTCAAAATGATGACTGCTTTAAGAAGAAGGCGATTCAAGTGCGGTGTTGGATATAATCCTTTTTCATATTTCACAAAAGTTGCCTATCACGCTTTCCAAAACTGCATAAAAAAGAACAAAAAAGACTTTGATACTCTTAAGCGATATCAAGACGAAGTTTACGAAAATTACGTATGTAGTGGAGTTATACCATCCAAAAAGAATACCAGATTAGACTCACACGACGATTACACAGCAAATGGACACTTTGAAGATTAAGCCAAAAAATAATAAAATTTTGTTTTTTTCGGATCTTCATTTAGGAGTCCATCAAAACTCAAATTCGTGGATTGATCTTTCATTGAAGGTTGCTGATTTTATAGCAGACACAATGGACAAACACAAAATTGATACCATTATTTTTGCTGGAGATGCTTTTCACGACCGACATGAAATAGGCGTAAATACCTTACACGGAGCAAAAACATTTTTCGAAAGATTGTCAGAATACAATATTTTTATGATTCCGGGCAATCATGATGCCTTCTTATCATCCACAGCAGAAGTCAATTCAATTGAAATTTTAACAAATAAAAAGATTTCAGTTTTTTCTAAGCCTGTTTTATTAGAGGCAGCCGAAAGAAAAATTTTCTTGTGTCCATGGAAGTCTGATTACAAAACATTTTTTAATGATTCGGACATTAAGTCTGTAGACATGATAGTTGGACACTTTGAGTTAGTTAACTTCAAAATGAATTCAAATAAAATATGCGATCATGGAGATTGTGCTCAAGATCTGTTTTTATACACAAATTCTATTGTTACCGGTCATTTTCATTGTAGAGATTTAAGAAAATATGAAGATGACAAATATGTATTGTATTTGGGATCTCCGTATGAGATGGACTTTGGAGATAGAGGGCAAGAAAAAGGAGTAACTATTATTTCTCTTGATGATCTATCAACAGAGTTTATTAAAAATGATACAACACCAAAACACATTAGATTGCTCGTTTCTGAAATTATAGAAAAAAAATACAAAGATTTGCAAAACATTGTCAACAACAACATTGTAAGCTTGTACGTTGACGTAAATGTAGATACATTAATAATAGACCAACTTATTACAAAATTATTGCAATATAATCCTTTTCAATTTAGAACTGAATTTAACATTATCGAAAAAGCTCAACAGCAAACAAAAGACATCAAAAAACTTTCAATAGACATAGAAACAGCGTTTCATGAATTTATTGACCACGTTGAAACAAGAGCAACAAAAAAAGAAGTTTTAGATAAGTGTTTGGAGCTCTACAAAAATTGTCTTACGAGTCATGAATAAAAGCAATCAAAAAATTGGAGTAGGGGTTATCACAAAAGATAGACCTGAGTTTTTAACCGGTCTTTTAGATACGCTTGCTGGCTGCTGTGACGACATTGATGAACTGGTTGTTATTAATGACGGTTCTCCTTTAAGCAATGTTGAATTATTCAAAGGAAAAATAATCAATAATGAAAATAATATCGGGGTAGCTAAGGCGAAAAATAAAGCATTGAAATTTTTGCTCGAAAGAAATTGTGATTATTATTTTTTAATAGAGGACGACATGCTTATAAAGGACAAGACTGTATTTGAACAATACGTCTTAGCACACAAAGTAAGTGGAATTCATCATTTTAATTATGGACCCGGATCTCCCTTCAATAGAAAACAAACAATAAAAAATTTCGATTTGCATAATAGACATCTACTAGATGAAAAAACTGAACCTAATCCGCGAATGATAGTTGATTATAAAATATGTAAAATAGCACTATATCAACACACGGTTGCCATGTTTTCATTTTTTACAAAAACTTTATTGGAAAAAGGTTTGGGGTATATGTGTGAAGACTTTAATAATTGTTGGGAGCACGTATCGAGTACCAATTACATTATAAAGGCAGGATTCCATCCTCCTTTTTGGTGGTTTGCTGATTTAGCAAACAGCCATGATTTATTGGAAGAAGCTCCTGGAGCAATTGAAAACTCTTCAATTGCTAAAGACAAAAATGATTGGATGAAAAGAGTAATGGAGGGACGAGAAATTTATAAACAGAAACATGGATATTATCCAAATCAACCACCTACATCAACAGAAGAAGACGTAATAAAATTTTTAAAATCAATTAAACCAAAAGCATAGAAAATGAACGAGATCATTACATACGGACAAGGGTATAAACTTAGCCCTGGGATAAAAGTTTTTATTAAAAGCGCAAGGCGCTTTTGCACCACATTAACCGTAATTTCCTCCGGACTTACTAACGAATTGCTAGAATTTTTGAACGAACATTCGGTCAATATTGTTGACGCAAATGAACTAGCTAAAAAATTTAAAATTCAATCAAACATTTCTCCATATACTTTGAAAGTAATTTATTTTTATTTATATGCAAAGCATTATTCAACTTCTTCAAACGTGTATCTGTGCGATTTCACTGACGTGTTTATTCAAAAAAACTTATTTGAGTTAATAAACAGTCCAAAACCATACGTCACTAGTGAAAACAAACACATATTAGACTGTGAAACAAATACGACTTGGATTAACTTGTGCTATAATAGAGATGTGTATAATCTTATAAGCAAATATCACATTATAAATGGAGGAAGTATTTTAGGAATGAGAGAGTTTGTGGTGGACTTACTAGATGAACTGTGCAAAGATATGTCTCAAATTATTTCAAGAATAGGAAATTATCAAAACATAGATCAAGCATCATTAAACAAGTCTGTATATTTTGATCAGTATAGATATAATATTCTCAATAATTTAGAAATAGCAAATTTAGCACACTTAGGAAATTCCAAAGTAGAATTAGACGAACCCTTAATAACAATAAGCGGTAGAACTCCTTATGTAATACATCAATACGATGTAATAAAAAAACTTGAAAATTTTTTGTACGTTAATCACGCCTAAACATAATATTCACTTCCACCTATATGAAAGACAAATTTGATGTAATAATTTTATCCTTGGCTGTAGACGATTTCACATACAATACCACTAAAACGTGTATAGAGTCTTATATCAACAATTCAAACGATTTGATTAATCAAATAATAGTAGTTGAATCTAATCCAAATTTCGACAAAGTGTATTCACAGGAAAAGGTAAAAACAATCATTCCAAACAAACCTTTTAACTACAATCAATTTTATAATATTGCTTTAGAAAAATGCACATCAGAGTATATAATTGGACCAAATAACGATTTGATTATACAAAAGGGATGTTTGCAAACTATTTTGCACGAATTTCAAAATAATCCATTGATTGATTCTATCTCTCCTATTGATAGACAGTGGCACAGACACACAGCAATGTATCTTCCCTCTGAATCTAAACTATATTATGGTTACGAAGTGTCTTTGCACATGTTTGGTTGTATTTTTGCTTGCAGAAGATCAGTGTTTCAAAAAATAGGATTTTTAGATGAGTCGTTTTATTTCTTTTATCAAGACAACGACTATGTCATGTGTTTGCAACGATGCAATTTGTTGCACGGTGTTCACACTGGAGCTAGAGTGTTGCACCAATCAGGACATTCAAACAAATATGCTGAAGCTAGATTAAAATACACTCCGAATAATATGCAACAGCAAGGAAATATACTCAACAACAAATGGAATTTTACTGAGCCATTTTGTAGAGGAGAATACAAGCCATTTAAGGAATATGTTTGTTAAAATGGACCACATCACTTTTGTTATTGCTAGTTTAAATAATGGATACGATGACAATCCAGCTGATCCTGTTAAAAATTTCCATCTTTCTAGAACATTAGCAACAATCAGCAATTTAAAAAACAACTTCAATGCAAATATTGTGTTTGTTGATTGGTGTAGTTCTATTCAGAACCGTTTTTTTAATTACTTGCCTCACGGAATAAAATATGTGCATGTAAATCCAAGCGTCATTGACGAACTTCACAAAAACAATGAATCGACTTTAAAATTTTACGAGTGGATAGCAAAGGATATTGGTTCCTGTTTTGTTGACACAGAATGGATTTTATTCACAAATGGTGACAATTTATTCACAGAACAAAATGTCAATTATCTGTCTAATTACAATTTATCAGACAAATATTGGTATTCTGCCACAAGACTAAACATCGACAACTCTATTTACACCGACAATTTTAAAGATCTTTTTGGCAAATTACAAATCGATGCAAATATTAAAGTTTTACATTCTTGTAATTTTTGTCACGGGGATTTTTTGTTATGCAATAAATCAAAATACGTCCAGTCTGGAGGGTTTCCTTATATACACGAACATGCGTTTGGAGACACTATATTGGCTAATCGCTTGGCACAGAGTGGGGTCCATCAAAAATCTCTTGATATATCGTTTTATCACATAAATCACAGAGCTTGTGGATCATCGTTTGTTTATAGCAAAGAACCGATAGACAAGAATTATTTTCAACAATTTATTTTGGCTAATTCCAATTATACAACAACATAATAATTTTGCTAATCTTTATTGTCTTTTTATAAAAATTAACTAAAATATTCTTATACATTTTTTAATGAAAATACTCTACATTACAAAAGGAGATCATGTCGACTATCAAGACGATTGTTTGTTTATTGGCTTGAGAGAGTTATTGGGATCAAGTGTTGTTGATTACAACAAAAGAAAACACAATTATTTGAGTTACGATGAAAAAGAAGTAAGGAACTTGTATGGAAGAGGTATGACCGTATCGAGAGTATTAGAAGATATTGATGTAGATAGAGATGATATTACTTCTAAGATTAAGTCTAATTTTTTTGATTATATTGTTTATGGTTCTATTTGGAGATGTAGTGACTACATTGAAAAAATTTTAAAATATTATCCACCACATAAAATAATAGCAGTTGATGGAGAGGATGAAACAAACATACACAGTACCTCAAAACTCGGCATTCGCTACTTTAAAAGAGAGCTCGCCTTTGATATAGCAAACGTTAATCCAATTTCATTTGCTTTTCCTACAACAAAAATTAATCATTCAAACTCAAAAATTACAGATTTTTCTTATATCACTCCACTTAATCGTCAGACATACATCTACGATAACGAACAAGATTATTACAACGATTACTCTAAATCTAGATTTGGAGTTACTTTAAAAAAAGCTGGTTGGGATTGTATGAGACACTATGAAATCCTTGGCAATGATTGCATTCCGTTTTTTATTAACATAGAAAATTGTCCAAAAAATACAATGGTTAGTTTTCCAAAACTTCTTTGTTCAGAGATTAACAATTTAATTGGAAAAATGTCTAACAAGGACATATATGACAAATATTATATTAAATTTCAAAACCATTTTTTGAGTAACAATACAACATCAGCACTAGCAAAATATTTTTTAGAAACTTTAAACAAATGACAAGATTCGACATCATTAATAAATTAATACAAAAGCATTCGTATAAAACTTATTTAGAAATAGGAACTCAATTTGGACAATGCTTCAAGCACATTAATATAGAAAACAAAATATGTGTAGATCCTGTGAAATGTTTTGATGAACTCACTCACGAAATGACATCTGATGAATTTTTTGAACAAAATACCAAAACATTTGACATCATTTTTGTAGACGGCCTTCACTTAGAGCACCAATCAACAAAAGATATTCACAATTCAATCAAAGTACTCAACAAGAATGGAACAATTATTGCTCATGACTGTCTTCCGCAAACCGAAGAATTCACCCAACTTTGTCACAGCGGAACTGTTTACCGCTCTATTATTGATCTCAGATATAATAATCCAGAACTTACAGTGTTGACTGTTGATACTGATTGTGGTTGCACAATTATTACAAAATCAAGCAAACCAACAGAGCCATATTCGTGCGTTCCCATAGAGCTGGCTAAAACATTTTATTACTACAAAAAAAATCAAAAAGAGTTAATGAATGTTGTTTCCATAGAGGAATTTCAGTCTTCTCTCAACTCATAGTTGCAATATTTCGTTTGTGGTAGATAATATTTAAAATGCGCTTTATAAACTTTAAGTCTATTAAAGTAAAAAACTTTTTGTCGTTTGGAAACAAGGAAACAAGAATTTGTTTATTTCCAGGAGTTAACACTATTGTTGGAACAAATTTTGACAAGGAAGATTCGAAAAATGGAGCAGGAAAATCATCAATTTTAGAAGCCTTGCATTATTGCTTGTTTGGAGCAACACTGAGAGAAATTGG